CACCGACAACCATCATCAGCGATCCGCGCCGTCAGGCCGCGCTGCTTTACTGGCAGGGTTATTCCGTGCGCCAGATTGCGGAGACGCTCGGACAGAAAACGCCAACCGTGCAGAGCTGGAAGCTGCGCGACGCGTGGGACAACGTCGCGCCCATCAGTCGCGTTGAATCCAGCATGGAAGCCCGGCTGATTCAGCTCATCATGAAAGAGGTAAAGGGGAATGGTGATTACAAAGAGATAGATGCGCTCGGCCGTCAGATTGAGCGCCTTGCCCGCGTGGAGCGCTACCGCAGCAGCGGCAACGAGGCCGACTTAAACCCGAACGTGCGCAATCGCAACAGAGGCGAACGCCAGCCGGTCATTAAAAATGAGTTCAGCGATGAGCAGACAGACAAACTGACCGGCGTGTTTATGGATAACTGCTTTGAGTATCAGCTCAACTGGCACCGTGCCGGTCTGACTCACCGCATCCGCAATATCCTGAAGTCCCGCCAGATTGGCGCAACGTTCTACTTTGCCCGCGAGGCGCTGATCGACGCGCTGACCACCGGGCGCAACCAGATATTTCTTTCGGCCAGCAAGGCGCAGGCCCACGTTTTTAAAAACTATATCCTCGACTTTGCCCGCCAGGCTGACGTTGACCTGAAAGGCGATCCGATTGTGCTGCCGAACGGCGCGCGCCTGATATTCCTCGGCACGAACGTGCGCACAGCGCAGAGCTATACCGGCAACCTGTATCTGGATGAATATTTCTGGATCCCGAAATTCCAGGAGCTGCGCAAAGTTGCCAGCGGCATGTCGCTGCACAAAAAATGGCGCACGACCTATTTTTCCACGCCGTCGGCCCTGTCACACAGCGCTTATCCGTTCTGGTCAGGCGAGCTGTTCAATAAGGGGCGTCGCAGCAAAGATGATCGCATCGAGATAGACCTGTCGCATTCTCACCTGGCAAAAGGCGCGTTGTGCGGTGACGGGCAGTGGCGGCAAATTGTCACGGTTGAGGATGCGCTTACCGGCGGCTGCAACCTGTTCGACATTGACCAGCTGCAGCTTGAATACAGTCCGGCGGAATATCAGAACCTGCTGATGTGTGAGTTTGTCGACGATGAGGCGAGCGTGTTCCCGTTCGCCGAGCTGCAGAGCTGCATGATCGACAGCCTGGAAGAGTGGGAAGACTTTAACCCGTACCTGCCGCGCCCGTTTGCATACCGGCCGGTCTGGATTGGCTATGACCCGTCGCATACCGGCGACAGCGCAGGCTGTGCGGTAATCGCGCCGCCACTCGTTGCGGGCGGAAAGTTCCGCGTGCTGGAGCGTCACCAGTGGCGGGGCATGGACTTTGCCGCGCAGGCTAAATCTATCGAGGACTTAACGAAAAAATACAGCGTTGAATATATCGGCGTGGATGCCACCGGCATAGGGCAGGGGGTTTTTCAGCTGGTACGTCAGTTTTACCCGGCCGCGCGGGAAATCAAATACTCGCCGGAAGTGAAAACGGCAATGGTGCTGAAGGCGAAAGACACCATCAGCAGCGGGCGGCTTGAGTATGACGCCGGGGCGACGGATATCACGCAGTCGTTTATGGCTATCCGTAAAACCATGACGGCCAGCGGCAACCGCTCAACCTATGAGGCGAGCCGCAGCGAAGAGGCCAGCCATGCTGACGTCGCCTGGGCAATCATGCACGCACTGTTAAACGAACCGCTTACCGCAGCCAGCGGCGGCGCTAATCCCTCAATTCTGGAATTTTACTGATGAGCAAACGCAGAGGCCGCAAGGCTCACTCCACCACCGTGCAGGCAGTACAGGCAACCACACCGCAGCAGCACGCCGAGGCATTTACCTTTGGCGATCCGACGCCGGTCATGGATAAGCGCGACATTCTGGATTACGCCGAGTGCATCGGTAACGGGCACTGGTTTGAGCCGCCGGTCAGCTTTAACGGGCTGGCTAAGAGCCTGCGCTCGGCCGTGCATCACAGCTCGCCGATTTACGTAAAGCGCAACATTCTGGCCTCAACGTTTATTCCGCACCCGATGATGAGTCAGCAGGAGTTCAGCAAGTTTGCGCTGGATTATCTGGTCTTCGGTAACGCCTTTACCGAGCTGCGCCGCAATGGCCTGGGTAAGCCGCTGCGCCTTGAAACCACCCCGGCCAAATTCACCCGCAGAGGCGTGAAGGATGGCGTTTACTGGTTTGTCAATGACTGGAAGGAGCCGCACGAATTTTCGGCCGGCAGCGTGTTTCACCTGCTGGAGCCGGATATCAATCAGGAGCTTTATGGCCTGCCGGAATACCTCAGCGCGCTTAATTCTGCCTGGCTGAATGAGGCAGCGACGCTGTTCCGCCGCAAGTATTATCAGAACGGCGCGCACGCCGGTTATATCCTTTACATGACCGATGCGGCGCAGAGCAGCAGCGACGTTGACCGGATGCGCCAGGCGATGCGCGACACGAAAGGGATCGGCAACTTCCGCAACCTGTTTATGTACGCGCCGAACGGTAAGCCGGACGGCATTAAGATCCTGCCGCTTAGTGAAGTGGCGACGAAAGACGATTTCTTTAACATCAAGAAGGCCAGCCGCGACGACCTGTTAAGCGCGCACCGCGTGCCGCCGCAGATGATGGGAATTATCCCGGATAACTCCGGCGGATTCGGCGATGCGGTGAAAGCGTCTCAGGTGTTTGTGCGAAACGAACTGACACCGCTGCAGGAAAGAATGAAAGAGATCAATAACTGGCTCGACAGTGAAGTAATATCTTTCCGTCCGTATGAACTTATAATTTCTGCAGAATGAAGTAAAGCGGCTCTCTAAGAGCCGCTTTACTTATGCCGTTCCTCTCTGCGCCGTTTCGCTTCAGCAATTCGCGCAACTTCAGTAAAGATTCGCTCAAGCAATAAGTATGAAAATTCGCGTAAATCAAGTGCTGCACTTTCATCTAAGATCCCCTCATGCGCTCCATCATTACCGTCGTCTTTAACGCATTCCGCTAGATCGCGTAACGCTTCTGGTAATCGTTCATTGTCGAGTAGCCATTCAATACGAAGCCCTAAACTACGCCTGATTCGGCTATTTGGCCCTTCGCCATCTGCCGGAAGCATATCCTTTGTGGCAAAGTCCAAACATAGGCGATACATGGTAGCAGATGCATTAAAACATCCTATTGCTAAACATTTAGATCCTTCGTTATAGGCTGCTTCAATATGAGGAGGTAGAAATTCAGGCGGAGATCCGATAGCGATATCAGCAGGCGTAACAGGGCCCAAAATAGTTGCGTGGTCTTTAATAGGAAACAGAGCCATACGCCAGTCAGTATTGGCGAATGTATTTTTATTTAAAGGCTGTTTCGCTCTGAACAAGGTAGACCTTCTACATTCATGGCATGCACATTGCAACTCATATAAGTGGCCATCGTGAATGCCATTGATAGAGTCTCTACGTTCAGAAGTCTTGCATGCACCAATTATTGTAAACTGAATTTTTTTTGTACCGCACCTTGGACAGTCAGCTACCAAAAAAGCCATAGTTATACTTCCTAAATGAATTGAATGATTTAATATATCATCAGGCCTCAGTTACTTACAGACCTTGAGAATCCCATCAAAATTTTTACGGCCTTTTAACTCACCCAGCCGGAAAAGAGCAGCATTCCCTCCCAGCGACGATTTAGTATCTACATACATGTTTGAGCCCATCGCGCGCAATGCTATCCCCGCCACGCCTGCCCGCTTTATGCATCGCTTTTCATGCATGTGCATGTACAACCTCTGAACGCGCCAGCTCTGGTCTTACAGACGCTTAGCGATCCAGTTTCGATCATGCGGATTCATGCAACCATATGCACTTGTATGCAGCAGCAAAAAGCCACCTGAAAGGTGGCTAGTGAAGGGTAGGGAAGGAGGTCTTAATCATTCTGCCTGACAGTATATAGCGGCTTCGAAAATAGCTGTGTCGATTGTCCCTGCCATGTCACTGATCATCGACAGTGCCATTTTTAGTTCATCTTCTTTGCAGTGTGCGATCAGTGATACGTCGGCTATGAACTGAATGCGTGCGACCGTTTCACTTAGATTATCTATGTTCATCAAATGATTAACTCCTTCTAGTCAAAATATACTGTATGTATAAACAGTATCATGGTGACTTCAAATCGTAAAGAATCGTGCGGTTCAGATTAGTCCGACTGCCGTTTTATTAAACAGGCAGCTGTATGCCTCTTTTTCTCGCGAGCGCTATGAAGCGCTTTAATGGAGTCGGATTTTTGCGCCGTCTATGAAAGAGATAGCCGCTTGTACCGCTCCAGTAAGAAAGCTCCCCAACCTTGATTGTGTGGCCTTTCATCATGCGTAAAGCTTCACCGTCGGACAGTGTTAACCTGGAGATCTCGAAGAAACTCTTTTTCAACGCTTCCCGTTCTGTGCAATGACTTAGTTCAGTGTGATATTTGTCCGACTCAGGTTGCTCCTGCGCTGGCTTTTCTCTTATTTGCTTAATAATACTTCGTCGCTCGGCGCGAGTAGGGGGCTTTGTGAAATCGATAGCTGCTTCAGAACCTGTTGGCTCCGTACAGTTATTGACAGAACTCCGAGAGGACGCGGGCGCGTCCTGAAATTCAAAACCCAAATCAACGGCACGTTTCGGGACAATCTTCCATTGCATCAGACGGGTTAAAATTGGCGTATCGTCGCCAACTTCAGTTGCGTAAACGCCCTTGATGCGCACGGTTTCCTCACCGTATTCATTAAAGTCTTCGCTTGCCTGATACCAGGTGCGCACAGCCAGCTCGTCGCGGCGCACGAACGGGCCTCCTTGCGCGTTAACGTATCCGGCCCAGTCTCCCGCATCAGCTGCGTCATGCGCGGCCGCAAACTCGACGCTAAGTCCGTGCGCGGTTTCGCTGTCAGCCATGCGGCGCAGTTCGCGGTAAACCGTGACCGGCGCGCCGCCAACAAACTGGAATTGCCGGATATGCCAGCGTGCCGCCCAGGCGGAAACAGCCGAGGCGGTTTCTTTCAGATCTTTGCCGCTCTCGTCGTCTGTCTCGCCATCCAGCGCATAACCATCAATATTTTTGGAAATGTATTTAGCTACGTAACCCGTTGCGCTGCCTTTCTCCGGGTCGATAGCCTCGGCGTGAAAGCGGGCCCTACGGGCCTTGTCGGTTGTCAGCTCGCTGCCGTCTTCCTGCCAGGCGTAATCGCGCACAATCTCGCGCACGCGCTCAGCCTGCTCCGGGCGCATAAACATGAGTATGTGCCAGTGCGGGGTCGCATCATGATGAGGCTCAGCAACGCGGATCCCGAAGATGCGGATTTCTTCGCGGTGCAGCTTGGCGCGGATTTTCTGCCAGACGCTGCAAAGATAACGCTGCGTGTCGGCCGGGCTGGCACCGTTCCATTTGCGGTTACGATGCCCGGTTTTGATTGTGGCGTGATAGCGCGCCGGGGCGGTTAGCGTGTAAAACTCGCCTATAAAGCCCATTTCATTGCAGATGTTTTCAAAGCCACGAATACGGGTCATCAGCTCGCAGCGTCGAATCGCCGGATTGGCCACGCTGCCGTCGTATTTCTTGATCAGGCTGATGCGGTTGCCTTCTTCGTCTTCCAGCTCCATTCCCTTCAAAAATTCACGGGTGCGGCGCTTCTGCTCGCGCCACTCTGAAACGGTCATGCTGCTGGCGTAGGGGGTGTGCTTTTTACTGACGTTAGCCAGGGCAATCTGAAGATGTTCACGCCATGATGCGGCCACGCGGCGCAGTCGGCCTTTCCACCATTTTTCCGTCTGCATACGCATGATTGCCGGGGTAACTTCCTCCGGGTCAAACAGCCGTGACGTGACTTTATCCCATAATGGCGGCGTCTGGCTCAGCTCGCGGGTGATGGTGGCGGCGGTCATGTAAACACAGTGTGTGTATTTGTAATCTGACTCTTCGCTGGCCTGCGCGTGTGCCTGTATCAGCTCGGCGAGGATGAAATTAGCCACATCTCCGGCAAGCAAATCGACGTCGGCGCGAGCCATATCCGGCAGACGGTTAAAGCGGCGCATCAGCTCCCACAGCTGACCACCTGCACTGGCGGCGTAAGCTCCTTTCGCGGAATTTCCGGCCAGCAGGTTAAACGTGCCGCTGGTCATCTCTCCGAGACGATATTGAGCGTTAACGGTTTCAACGCGTGGCAATGTGCGCTCAACAAATGTCTTTGTTAAGTACGCATTGGCGCGGGCTGTTCCCTGCGTCTTTTCCAGAACACTGACGCGGCGTTTAACGTCGAGCTGTATCAGCGTCGGCTGTTTTTCGAGTAGTTCCTGCGCACGCACTAAAGCCGCAATCATCTGACTGCGGCTGTGCATTTCCTCATAGGTGGGGTAGGGGCTAGCGATGGCTTCCCGTGGAGCATTCCACGGGTAAGCAAATTCCTCATGCATCAGGAATTACCCTGCCGGTGTTTACTGCGATGTTCCTCAATTTCATGGCAGGAAACGCAGCGAGTTACACCCAGATACGCGCGCCGGCGCTTTTCAGGAATTGGGGCATCACAGTCTTCACAAAATGAGGCGCTTACAGCAGGCGCGCGATTGACGATATTCGCAATGTTGCGAGCCAGCATTTCGTCGGTGCGCTGCTGTACGATGTCCATTGAGTCAGTCATTAGTGCGCCTCCTCAATCTGTGCCTGGATTTTTTCCGCTTCCTGATTAAGTAGCTCGGCAGCTTCGACATGGGTTAATACTTCCCGGCGAATTTTCGAGGCTAAAATGTTAAGGCGGGATATCATGAGATCAGCACGACCGCGGCGTTCTTCGCGACGCGCATCATTCAGCATCATATCGAGTTCGATATAGGAACCAGGCTTAGTGGTACCAGATAATTTATTCAGCATGTAATTTTCCTTTATTCAGGCAAAGTGAATCCCGGCGGATTTCCGCCAATTAATTGCTTTAGTTATTTAGTTTGAAAGAGTCATTCGTTTGGGAAACAAACTTACAACAGCTTTCAGGTGGTTCATTGCGCGAATCAGTGCGTTCCTTTCATCAGTAGTGAGATCAGTAAAATCGGCTGAGTGCCGGTCTTTACCGATGTTTGCCAGAAAGAAAATGGCACTTAAAGCACGTTTGTTATCCTGATAATTGCTGTCAGTAACATCGCGCATTTCAGCAATAAAACGGGCTACATCTTTTTCGCAATTACTGCCCATCA